ATCAATCAAGTTGCATCAGACCTCATATCGATACGCCCTTGCCCTGTAGTGCAAGCGCATTAACGCATCCATGTATCTGCGCTTTACCACCCTGCCATCCGTGCCTAGCTGCAACATCCTGGCAAGGCGTGTCCACGGCGCACCTCTTGCCTTGAAGGCAGCACTGTGCGCGACAGCCCAGACCAGCTTGCGATCATCCTGATCCATCAGAATCGTTAGCTGCATGGCCCGATCATAGTCTGTGATCTGTCTGCTGGTAGGCTTAAGAATTGTCTCACCTTCCTGTGTCCAGCCATAGCCATGCCAGTCCAGCGGATAGTCTGGCCAGGACGACAGCTTCTGCTTCCGCATGGCTGGCGGCATGCGCCTGTCCGTTTCTGCTGCTGTTAGGAACAGATCATGCAACTGGTTAACGTCGCTCATGCGCCTTCTCCATCTGTTCAATGAACTGCCGCTGTTGAAACTGGTTCCATTTCCAGTACCGCTGCCGTGCTTCTTTGAACGCCTCTACAGACCATTCGTCCCTGCATCGACGCCATACTTTGTCTTGCCTTACAGCCCACTTGTCTGCTTTGAATTTGGTGGCGACACACCTGTAATTGAAATTTGTGTGTTTGACTGATTGGCTTATAAGTCGTTGTATCTGTTTAGCTTGCGATTTTGTGCTTGACGGATTTTCGGCCATTGTTAAAATCATCTCTTAGCGCAGGGCTATGCTGTTCAAGCATGGCCTTTTTTGTTTTCAACTTTTAATTCATGTATTCGATAGCCTTCTGGCTTAGCGTCATGGCTTAGTTTAGTAATCACGCTTGTCTGGCGCGGGATTTTGCTGACAGCCAGGCCGCACGCCTGACACACACCATCAATCAATCTCACCTCGCACCGCACGCACTGGCCCAGCTTCTCGCGCTTGGCAAACGTGCCATCACCTTGCTGAATCATGCTGCTTGCTCCGCATCCTGCACTGCTATGCCCTGTGCTATGTCTGCCAGCGCGTCACGCAGATAGCCAAGCGTCAGCGTTCCTGGCTGGCCTTGCAGATAGCCTGGCAACGCCAAGTGCGCTCTATCCATGCTGTCGAACCAGCGACTGCTGTGACGCCTGACAGGCACGCCATACAATTCTGCAATATAAAAAAGACCGCGCCCGTCTTGGATCAGGCGGCTGATCTCACGATCTGCATCTGCCAGGGCTTCAGTGCGGGTCATCAGCCACATCCTCTACATAGCCCTGCCCCTCACAGGCAGGACACTCGCCGCTGCGTGTGTCGATGTATCCGCTGCCAGTCCTGTAATCAGGCCGTCCATATTCAATCTCGCAGACGCCCTGGCCCATGCACTGCTGGCATTCAAGCAGTTCTTCCCATAGCCCAGGGTGGCGCATGACGCGCACCATGCGCGGTGCATCGAACTGATCCCTATCCACCTTCTGCCTCACACATCTGTCTGATGATGTCGGCCTGGCTGGTGCCACGCAGATGCAGCAGTGGCTTTAGATACGCCTCTACATGCCCCAGCCGCTTGGCTGTAACGCAATACACACCGCAGCACTTCAAGCGGTCTTGTATGTCTTTCTGATTGGCTGACAGACTGCCGCCCTTGGGGCGCTTCAACTCAATCATAATCGGCCCTTGATCAGCCGGGTCACGCCAACCAGTTTCAGGCACAAAGATTTCGAGATCAGGCCAGCCAGCCTGCATGCCCAGCTTCTTCAAGCGCATCTTGTATGCGACGTGGCGCTTGCCCTCGTTGGGCGAGTGATGGAACACACTGCCCAGCGGCAGGGCCACTTGCAGCCAATGAACTACATATGTCTGTAGTTCATCCTCTGTCATTGGCTAGGGCGTAGAATGAGTTGGGCTGCACCTCGCCATCAGTCATGTCGGTAATCACCCGCATGAAGCGTTGGGCAGGCACAGAATAATTCGGATGATCCGGCGGCAGGCACCAGCGGCGCGCCACTGCTGCATGAGCGCAGCCCGTCTTTTGTGCCAGCTTGGTGTAAGACCAGCCTTTTTCATTGCGATATTGATCAAGTGTCATGCCGTACATCTAAACGCATTTGACATTAGATGTAAATACGATTACATGACATATATCTGACTTTAAATGTCAAAGGATGGTATGCTCATGCACATGATTGAGAACAACTTACGCGCAATGATTGCACAGTATCTGCGGAATAACCCGCAAGAGAGCAACAAAACGATTGCGATCAAAAAAGGTGTGCGCCCCGAAACTGTGTCCAGGCACAGCCACGACAAAATTGATATGTCGATGCAAGACATTAAAGATTATGCAGAGATACTGGGCTGCACCACCTTTGACATTATGTTCAAGTCGCAGCCGATTCCTATTGTTGGCACGGCAACTTGCCAAGATGATTTAAGCTGGCTTAAATATACCCACGCACTGACCCCAGAAACGGCAGAATGCTTATACATACATGGTTCACATGATGTTAATTTAAGCGCCTGTTACCTTGAATTTCATCCAGAATATCAAGGTCGTTATAAAGTCATGGATGGCTGCTACGAAATTTGGGATGCAAGCCCGTGTTTGACTGGCTCAGTGAGCAACCACGCATTAATGAAGTTATCTTTGGTCCGAACTGTAGACGAACAATTACAGCGGGGCATCCTCTACCCCCAACCCGGCAGTCACAAATATTCGTTGGTACAAAGTCAAGGTGACAGCAACGACATCAAAACCGACCTTGAACTGGAATGGGCTGCCCCAATTTTGCGTTACATTCTGCGTCCTGACCTTGAAGGTGTTGAAGTAATCAAATCATCACAAAACCCATACGCACTGGAGCGCACGACTCTGATGTATAAACACATGAATGAAAGACGCAAACGCAAAGGCTTACCATTGCTATAGAATGTATTTTTTAACACAACACGATTGACATTAGATGTCATCGCCAATAAACCTTAGCAGGAAGCTATTTCTGTTGAGGTTTTTTTATGTCGCTACCACCGTCCATCAAATGGGCTGCTGACAAGCACTATTTTCATCACAGCAATCCGGCCTCACGTCCAATTTGCCGGACATTGTTTGAAAAGTGTGTGATCCGTCCCAAGCTGTCCCAAGCCTGGGCGGTCGTCAAAGGCGACCAGGTGGGCGACGTACAGGCCGCAAAAGCTACAATCAACCTATACAAAGATGACAATGCCAACATGCTGGCAGGGCGTGTGGTGCAGGACTGCGCCAACCTACATCTGATTGACGGCCACACCATTGAGGCTGTCATCCGGCAGGGGATGAGCCGGTTGGATGAATACCAGCCGCGCCAATGGGATGACGGCAAGGATGAACGCAAGCTGGCCGTAAACCGTGCAGAATTTGCAGATGTGCTGACCAATGCCATTGAAGGCGTGAAAGAAGCACATGCCCATTACGGGCTGAATCGCATTGAGGGTGAATCTGAAATATTCACCAACTTGTCTGGCCTTGAACTGCCATATAGTGGCTTTCCTGACTTTTCACGCCGCATCGAACTCAAAACAAAATGGTCAAGTGCTGCTGCCAACACCAAGTCTGGCAAGCGTGCCGCCAGTCTGCCCACTCAGCCCGACTGGTCACATACAAGCCAGGTTGCAGGCTACTGGGCTGGCACCGGCCTGATGCAGACCATTGTGTACGCCAACGCCAAAGATTACCGGGTGATGCACGCTGACAACAGCGACAGGCTAACGAATGACGGGCTGCAAGCTGCCCTCAACCACATCACAGCAAAATGCGCGATACGAGAAAACATCCTGAAATCTGCCGATTCGGTGGAGCAAATGCTGCGCCTGATCGAACCAGATTTCGGACATATGTGGGCGTGGGATATGCGCCCAGAGGTTTTAAACGAGGCAAAAAAACTATGGGGATTCAAATGAGACGAAACCTGTTGTGGCTGCACGTTGATGAAGCTGGCCGACCACTGCGCCCATACAGCGTCTGGCGAGAAGCCTTGCGCGTATGCGGCCTGATCATTGGCGCACTGTTTGGTGTCTTCAGCCTGTGGTGCGCCCTAGTGCTGCTTGACCTGGTGATGACATGAACGCCCAGCCCACACTGTTTGAGGCCATGCAGGCACCGCGCAACGAGCGTGAAGCACGTTTTCTGGCGTTCCACCAGGCCAATCCGATGGTCTATCAACTTTGGGATCGCTTCACCCGCGAGGCGATTGCCAAGGGCCACAAGCGTGTTGGCTCACAGATGATCATGGAACGCATCCGCTGGGAAACCACCATCAACATCATTGATGCACGGCCTGACGGTGAGGCGCTCAAGATTAACGATCATCACAAGCCATACTATGCGCGGCTGTGGATGAAGAACAATCCGGCCCATGCAGGGCTATTCAACACAAGATCAGTTGAGGGTGACAATGAGTGATCAGGCAAAGATCAACGCAGCAATCAATGCCGCAATGGGCGAAATACAAAAGCTGCCGAAAAATGAAACAAATGCCCATGGCGGGTGGAGTTTTGCAGGCATTGATGACTTTTTGGATTTGTGCCGCCCGATCTGCACCGCACACGGGCTGCACCCGCAAGTTGATAGCGTAGGCACAGAGACGTTCAGCGCAGGCAATGCAAAACTGTGGGCTAAATTTAGCTACAAGATCGGCATGGGCCATGTGTCGGGTGAGAAGACCAATCCTGTCGGCATGGATGTCATGTTGCCCTTGACGGGCGCACAGACCAGCGGCAGCGCCCAGTCTTACGCTGTGAAGCAATATCTGCGTGCGCTGCTGCTCATCTCCACAGGTGAGCGTGATGACCCTGACTTTCACAAGTCGGCACCCCGTGACGGCGTGGATGTCGATGATGACGCGCCAGCGGCTGACTACGATCTGGATGCGCTGATTTCCAAAATGAAAACATTCAAATCACTGACCGGCCTTAACGCTTGGATCGGTGAGATGAACCCCGTGTTGGTTGCCATGCACTTGGCAAATGATACCGACTATAACCGCTTCTATGCGTTCTGGAAAAAACAAGAGAAGGACATTCAAAATGGCACAACCTGAATACAAAGCTGGCAAAATTCAGTTGGTGCGAGGCGTTGAGATCGACGACAATTTGAGCATCAGTTTTTGGTTTAACATCAGTGACCCTGATCTGAAGGCCCGTCTGGACGCCTATTATCAAGCTACAAAGGACGATTTCAAGCAGCAGCCTGGTCTGGAGATACAGGTCAAGATTGGTGACACATTTCACCGCGTGGCAAGATCACGGCTCTGGCTGAATGACGGAGCCCCGCGACAACAAGCTGCTGTCCCTGCCCCTGTCTATGCACCGCCGCCGCCACCGCCACCGGCACCACCACCCCATACAAGCGTGCCTGACGCACCGCCGCCACCGGCTGGCTATGAGGCTGCAAAGAATGGCTAGGCAGGCTCTGCTGACGGTCAGAGAGGCGTGTGATGCACTATTCGGTGAAGGCTACAGCGAGGCCAGCCGCAAGCGCGTCAGACGCTGGATAAAGGATGGCCAGATAGCGGCCATTCAAGATGGTTCACGGTGGTTCATACCGCGTGCCGAAATTGTGAAATTAGGTGGGATTGATGAACAAACACAAAGCAGCATGGACGCCTGAAAAGCGTGCCGCACACAGTAAGAAGATGAAACGGATATGGGCCGCGAAACG